CACCAAGACTTGAGCCAACTGTAGGAAGTTGTGCAGAGACAAGTGTTGCGATACTTACCTTACCAAAGACGTTGAACCCAGCTGGATGAACAGCCTTCTTTAACTGGTCTAGATATTCAGCCTGACCAGCACCAACTTGAACCTCATAAGAGAATTGTTGATAATAAACTGAGTCTTGTATTCTGTTTAGTGCTTCACCAATCAAACTCTCTATGTTAGAATATGATGCTGTAGTATCAGCAGTTGTTCCAATGGATGTTGTTCCCTTTGCGATATCAACACTTACAATTGTTCCAGTTGCACCACCTGAGTCTGTGATGGTTACAGTCTCAGAGGAGAAGTCTGGTGCGTCTTCAAATACAATATCATCACCAGCATCTGCTGAGTTAGAGTTTGTTCCGTCTATCTCAATGTTACCACTTAGTGCTTCCTCGTTACCTAAAAGTCTACCAAATGCATTTGCTTGTGGTGTTGCATCGTCACTTCCGTTGAGTATGATGGAGTTACCTGTTCTCTCACCGATAAGTTTATCACCAACATTTGCAGTTGCATCTTCTAGAAGAAGACGCATATCACCAAACTTACCCAAGTCTAAAGTGTTGTCTGTTCTGATTGAGTCGTTCTCATCAACTGTAACTGCAACCTCACTCTGACCTATGATGCTTGAACTTAAACCATTTGTGTCAGACTGTTTAGAAACTCCTCTAGTTCCTTTACCTCTTACCCTTGGCCTACCACTACGAAAAGTTCCAACCACAAGTGATTTATTTGGATCACCAACAATCTCTGATATAAATCCGTCACCTGGCCCATCAACTCTTGAATTAAAGATTGGTGAACCATCTGGTATTCCATTTTCTTGAATTAGGAATACGTTGTTTAAATTATCCTCTGCAACAAATCTAATTATACCAACTTCATCACTGGCATCCATCAATATACTGTCGCCAGTTTCTAATAGTAAATCACCCTCTCCAGCAAGATGGTTGTCGATCTTAAAGTCTGTCTCACCAGCCCTATCTGCAAGAACAAAAAGAGAGTCCTCAAGAACAATTTGATTTGAGTCACCTGTCTCCATAGTGATACGTTCAACATCTTCAAATGTAGTCTTGAGAACTTTGGTGGTAGAGTCAAAACTCTTTACTGTCCCTGTAAACCCAGCAGTAGTAAGAGTGTTGCCAAACGCAAAAGTTCCACTTACATCTTTGAGTAAGAAGTTTGCTCGAAACCTACCCTCTGGTGCAGCTGTGTATTTGAAACCTTGTTTTGTTACATTAACACTATCAACTGCACCTATGTCATCCGTATCTGCGAGAAGAACTGCACTTGAACCTAAAGATGATGTTACGGAGACACTAGGTAAAAGAGAGTATCCCTCTCCTCCATCTTTGACAAATACTTTTGCTATCTCACCTATGTTTGCACTTGCATCAATTGATTTTATCGTGCCAGACTCTAAAACAAAAGTGTCATTTTCTGTTCCATGAGAGTCAGGAGTTAATTGATCACCAAGAGAGAGATGAGCTCCAACATTAGCACCAGAGGTATTACTTCTATCCAATATCAAAAACTGTGTGCCCGTTCCAGTAGCATCTTCACAAATGATACTGCCTATACTAACAAAACTATCTGTTGATCCATCTTCTAGTATCAGGTTGTCACCAGCATCAGTGCCAGAACTATCCGTTCCATCAATCGCAAGAGAACCATCAATGACCGATACAAATCCAGTTGCAGCCTTAGTAGATGTTCCTGTCTCTGTAGTTGTGAACGTAAGTGCATCACCAACTCTAAAATTTGATCCCACATCGTCAACGACAACTCGACTTACACTACCTGTCTTTATAGAACCAACCTTAGCAGCTGCCTCTCCGTTACCTATTGCACTTTGACCATCAAGGTCTAACTCATCGTTGACAGAATAAAGTTTACCACCATCTGTTACTGTATAATTTGTGACGATACCTCGCACTGTGAAAGACATGTTAACATCTTCATTGATAGCAACACCTATTATCGTTTCACCATCAACGAATGTCCCTGTAACAGAGGCAGGGTTCAATTCAAATTCAGATATCTCATCTGTTCCTTCGGCAGTAGAGAGAGCATCTGCAACAACAGCTGTTGCACCAGATGTTTGACCAGTAATGACCTGACCAACCATTTCAGCTGGATCAGCATTCGGGCCAGGAGAGCATCTTAGAATATTTTTATATCCCCAATTACCATCAGAAGCTCTCATCATAAACTGGTTTGGATACAGTAGGTCTGAACTTTGGTCTAAGAGCATTCTGAGGAAAATCTTGTGACCTTCGGATGTTCCCTTTGCTCGATACAGTTCTCGTATGTTCTTGATGAGGTTTCTTTGGTCCAGACCAGATGCAAGGTTCTTAGGAATTGCATTCATAAACGAGTCTCTTAGTTGATCTAAGAAATCGTAGATGGTGTTGTCAGTGTTTGCATACTCCAACAGCTGTTGAAGGTTTTGTATGGGATTACCTCTGTACCTTACAACCGTGCCAGTCGCACCAGAGGTTCCTCCAGTGATTGTCTCTCCAGTTTGAAACTGTTGTTGTCCTGATATGAACAGTCTTGGTTTTGTAGAGTTACCTAGATCATCAACGAGAACAGTTGCTGTTGCATTTGATGTTCCACCAGTGATCGTTTCGTTTGGAGAAAACTTACCCTCTGATGATTCAAGAACAATCTTATCACCGTCCTCAAGTAAGAGGAACGATTCTGATTGAACCTCCAACAACATATTGTCGATGGATACTGTAAGCCTTAACTCACCAGATTCTAGATACTGATAATAGTGCTTAAGAAACCGAACAAATACAGCATGATCTGCCTGAATAAAATCAGGAACCTGACCTTCGATCAAAGGACTAAGTTTGTTGATCAGGGTAGATGAGTATCCATTATCAAATGGTGCCATTTTAGTAACTCGATGGTGCTGTATAGCTTGATGTGGTTGTCTCAGTTGCACCTGCTGAAGTATCACCTACAACCGTAGTATCAACCGTTCCGTTTATCGTTGTGTTTACAAAGTCAATCTCTAATATCTGGTTCCGTACAGGTATGATGTCTGTGGAGTCTGGGATCACCGTCAAACGTATGACGGTAGATGCCGCACCGTCAACATTCTCTACGGACGTTATGTTGATACTGTTGATCTTTATCTCACCTGTGCTATAGGTAATCGTCCCAGCTGTGCTGTCCTGATACTGCCGAACACCAGCAGTCAAATAGTACCTTCGGATGTTACCAGCACCATCATCGTCAAAGAACTGCACGTTGGACGCATCACCACTCACCTTGAAACCTGTAGACGCTAACACACCACCATCACTTGAGTTGTGGCCAGAGTGCGGATTGTAAAACGCATTGTTGAGTTGGATGGTGTAGTTCGTTGCAGAGTTGAGAGTTGGGGTAAGGTTGTGAGAGAGTGTCACGTTTGTTATGTTACTCGTTATCGCTGGGTCTGCATCGTCAATGATACCAGTAATCTTGGAGTGTCTGAACGCTGACTCAAACTTACTAAGAGTGTTAGTATTATAACTTTGCAAATCACTGTTCACTTTTGATATCAGGGCAGATTGTGTCTCTGTCGTTTTGCTTGAGTCAAACTTAAATGATACATTTAGTATGAGCCGTGTTGTTTGTGGATCAACAATGACAGGTGTGATTGATGCCACAGTGAAAGGTGCGAGATTAGAAACAAGAGTTGATTTCTCTGTGGCTGTCAAATCATTACCAGTAGTAGACTTGATTGATATGAAAACCTTTCCGTACTCTGGTGTGCTGACCGCACCAAGACTCGTATCGAAAGAACCAGACTCTCCACCAAAGACTTGAACAGACTGTGTATTTGGAAAAAATCTTTTTGCGTAAACTTTGTAGTCCTCTGCTGTAACACAACGTCCCTGAGACGCATAACTCAATGGTGCGTTATACTTTATTGATTGGAGTGTCTCAGGTTCAGAACCGGCAGAGGCTGCAGCAACCGTTGCAACTGCGATATCAGATACACCTCCAATGACTGCTGCATTTGTGAACAGTGCAGCACCGTTTGCGGCCGACTTGTTTGAAACGATGTAAGTCAGAATAACGATATTGTCATCAGATAGTGCCTGACCGATTACACCATCACCAAAGTAAATCTCATACAGTCCTGCTTCGACCTCTTGCAAAAAATACACCGCACTTGATGCGGTCACTTGAGTTATGTCCGTTGCCTCTGTGTAGGTTGTCGATGTTGAGTCCGTGGAGGAGGTCTGAACTTTAACAGTCAAAGTACTCGTATCTGCTCGGTTGTCTGTGAGTAAAAATCTCTGATCAATATCTGAGGTGTTAACCGTATACCTTGTGGTTATAAAAGTTCCCTCGTAAATGTCTGTGTTAAGAAAAGGAACCCCCCCACCAGTATTTGAATTTGTTACATCTGTGATCGTAGAGAACTTATAGGAAACTCCATCAACTGTTGTGTCGAAGACAGTTCCAGCAGGCATCGTTATAGTTGTCTCGTTTGTGTTGAGAGTAACATCAACTGTGGCCTTGGCAGCTCGTGCGGAGGTAGGCACATACCCTAAAGTCTTAGAATGAGAAACGATACTTGACCTAAGAGATGCACTGTCAAGAAACATCTCGTTTGCAAGCATATTTGCATTGAATCCAAGATAGTGGGTGTTATAAGCAAGAACATCTAAAAGAATGTTCATACCAGAACCCTCAAAGTCATAATCGGTAAACTCGTTTTGTGCTCTTAAAAATGTTTTGAGATTTTCTTTAACCTCATCAAAATCAAATTCTGTAACCTCTAATCTTTTGTCATTTACAGCCATTATCGTAATACCTCTAGGAATACCGTCATGTCTACAAGTTCTGTAGGTGCGTTCACAACAAAAAACTCTATAGTCACCTCATATTCATTACGATCTAAGTTAGGTAGAGCACGAACACTAATTAATCTTACCCTTGGTTCAAAGTTCTCTATTACATCCTCTACTTTTTTTGCCAGAACTGAAGCAGTTATAGGAGACATATTTTCAAATAACATATCTCTCACACCAGAACCAATCTCTGGGTGAAATGGTTTCTCGTAAAAGTTGGTAAGAACTAAATTACGAACAGACCTCTTCACCGCCTCTATATCTGTTACTTTAT